AACTTTTAGATTAGATATACAACCAGACGGACGTAGATAATGGCAAAGATAGTACAAGTATTAACAAGACCTGCACCACAATATGATTTAGGTACCGCAGAAGCACAAGTAAGAGATCTTGATGCTATTGTAGAAAAATTAAATACAACGTTTCAGCAAGAATTAAAAGATGAGGTAGAAGCATTTAACTTCTTTTTACAATAATGGCTAATAATTTTATAAATAAAAAAGCAGACTTAACTACAACAGATTTAACTACACTGTATACAGTGCCTAGTTTCAAAACAGCTGTTGTTAAATCACTTATAGTATCTGAGGATGCTGGATCAGGAAGCACAATAACTATAACTTTAGTAAATGCTAGTGGTGCTATATTTAATTTGTTTAAAGATAAAGCTATAGCATCTAAAGCCACAACAGAACTTTTATCTCAACCTCTTGTAATGGAAGAGAGTGAGGTGTTAAAAGTACAAGCTGCTGACGCGAACGAGCTGCACGTCATAGCTTCAATATTAGAAATACAGCCGCGAGAGGTAACAACATAATGAAAGACATCCCAATAATAGAACCAAAAGAGATTATAACAACAATAACCAATATGAAGACAGGCGAGGTATATAAAGATGACAATGAATGGAAAGCCAAAAATATACCTGAATCTGATATAAGAAAAGATGTTAGGGTAATAATGCCTAGCCTTGATTTATTTGGAGAAACAAAATAGAATAGACAAATGGCCATAACAAGAGCACAACAAGCAAAACAGATGTTACAAAACGGAGGTATGTTAGTACAACCGGGATTCGGTGGTACTAGACAAGGATACCGTGGTGATGATGCATATGGTGGTGGTCGAGATCCAAGTGGACCTTCGGGGGGCACAGGAGAAGATAATAGACAAGCTTATTCAGCACAAGCAACTCAACTTGGACCTAAATCAAGAAGAGCTGAAAAAGATAGAGAACAAAGAATTGAGGATATAGAAAAATTTATTGATAGACCAAAATTTGGATTTACTGATGCAGCCAAAACAAATTTGTTAAGCCCTAAAAGTTTAGCTAAAACTTTAATAGGATTGCCAGGTTTTGATTTTTTACAAAATATAAAAGTTAAGGAAACAACACCACCAACAACTACAAGTGACGAAGAAGGTCAATTAATACCTGTAGACACAACTTTTGCTGATGCACCAGTAACATCGGCACCAGTAGCACCTTCAACAGGAGCAGATTTAAATAGAATAGCATACAGACTTATGGCAGATGGTGGAGCAGTCATTGACGACGAACCAAGACAAGCATATGGACTTGGTAGTATTGTAAAGAAAGCAACACGAGCTGTTAAGAAAGTTGTAAAATCAGATATAGGTAAAGCAGCGATAGCAGCGGCTGGAGTATACTACGCCGGTGGTGGTAATTTATTTGGATTACAAAGAACCACTCCTTTAGGAAAATTTGCATTTAGTCAATTACCTGGAGCTAGTATTTTTAGTGGTAATATACCAAGAGTAAATTTAAATGACTATGATCCAGCAAGAAATATTTTTCAAAAAGGTCTTGACGCAGTAAGAACTACTGGAACAGGAAAAGCTATAGCAGGTATAGCAGCACTGTCAGCACTACCATTATTAGGTGTGGGTGTTGAAGAAGACGAAGAAACAGAAGCACAAACAAATCCTTATCTTGGAGAAGGTTTAGATATAGCAGCTATCAGAGCTAATCCACGTAAGTTTCAAGGTCAAGCATATAGATTAATGGCTGAAGGTGGTGATACAGAAGATGCTAAAGAACCAGTGGCTAAAAAGGTAATGCCATTAATAGATATGGATGGTAAAGAAAAAGATTACAGAGAAACAGGTGGTTTTGTAGATATGGGTAGAATGGAAAAGGCAGATGATGTGCCAGCTAGATTATCTAAAAATGAGTTCGTATTTACAGCAGATGCGGTCAGAAACGCAGGCGATGGAAGTGTGGACAAAGGCGCAGAAGTTATGTATAACATGATGAAAAACCTCGAAGCCGGAGGTGAAGTATCAGAGGAATCGCAAGGCTTAGAAGGCGCACGTAAAATGTTTCAAACATCACAAAGATTAGAGGAAGTATTATAATGGCTGTTCAACAAGTACAAAATTTACCACCACAGTTTATACAAGATATAGGTAAAGATCTTGCAACACAGATCACGGCACAAAGTGCTGTACCTGTTGTAGCAACAGGTATTGCAGGTATTACACAACAACCTGGTGAGGACGCTGCACAATTTAAAGCAAGGCAAGATGCAGCTACACAATTTGGTATTAGACAACAAAGTTTAGCAGGACTTGCACCACAAGTTGCACAGCAAGATGCATTACAACAACAAGCACAAACTTTAGCACAACAAGGTGTTGGATCTTTCCAACCTTTCTTAACAGCAGCA